TCCCAAGTCAAAGAATAAATAGCACCACACCAACAATTCCGTATTATGTGTTAGATGTGACTAATTTTTATTTTAAATTATATCAAACCAAGGCAGAGTTAGAACACGATAAGGTTGAATTGGGTGAACAAATGACAACCATAATCAATAACATGATTGATGAAAAACTTGGCATGCGCCCAACAATATATAATATTTTTGAGATAATTTTAAATGATGTTGACAAAACATATAGAATGTTGCGTGATACTGCAGGTGATGCAGAAGACAAACACCATAATCTTCCAGATATTAAAGAAATTATTGCCAACGGTGGTTCTATGCAAGATTCTGGAACTAATAATATGACAGAAAAAATATATGCGTTCCCGCTTCTTATTAAAAAACAAGATGAAAGCTGTGGGCAGAGTGAAACAAGAACCTCACCACAAGAAATTAATGACCTATTGCCGAGTAAGTTTCCTGAATCAGTGTTGATTGAAGATTTTATAGATACCTTTAAAAAACAAAAAAGGATTATATTGGATTCCACTATGAAAGATGAGACAGATTCTGAAGGGGTGAAATTATGGATTCCAATTTCACCATTAGATTCTTCATTATCGGGAGACGACCCATCGACACCATATGCAGGTCTAACGAATTTGAACGATATATTTAGAACATTATTAAATCGATATTATATTTTAACTCAAAGCTCTGTTCCACAAAAATTTTATTTTGATAGTAAGAAATCTAAATCTGCGTATTCTGAACTATATGCTGAAGCAGAAGCACTTAACTTAGCAATGTCGTTAGGAGATTTAAAGACATCAAATAATGTAAGAACACAAGCACAAAAATATAGTGCTTCTGGTGGTGTTGAAGAGTTTTATAAGTGGTTGGGTGAGAATATTCCTGACATATATGGATTTGCAGATGGCATTGAAGAATATATGCTATTGAATAGCGTCAAAGCATATATAGATAAGGATAATACGAACTATCAAGGTGCAAACATATATTATGACACGATTAATTTACAGGAGACCGAAAAAAATGGTGGGTCACCAATTGATGAGTTTACAAAAAATACAAGAAGAAATATATTTCAATCGTATTGGAATGGTAATCTTCCAGAAGAATCTTATTTATTTACCGAAGAAAATGTAACATACATATCAGATAAATATGTAAGTAATAATGAGGTTAAGAAAAAGAAGAAGACCACATATGCAGGCATACCGCTCGTAACAAGATTTTTATCATCATTTAGACGTGTTAACGAAAACACCAAAGCAACACAAATTTACTTTTATAAACAACAATTAGCTGAAGATGTTGTTGTTGGGTTATTGGGTGATTTAATTGAAACACAAAATCATGTTGATGAAACAAGACCTAAAGAAGAATTTATCACCAACACACTAAAAAATGAGGGTAATCAGGCACTCAGCTTTAGCTCACTTAGTATCGATGAAACATGGCGTGTAATTAATTTAAGAAACTTTCAAAACATAGTAGATACTTGGGTTGGTGTATTAAATTCGTTTGATGATGAAATCTATGATGATATAATTTCAAGTACAAGTTCTCAACGTTTTAGCTCAACAATGATTTTAGCTAATTTCGGATATACATTATCTCCTTTCAATGTTTTTCCTAATAATATAAATTATGGAATCTTTACAACTCCTGCAGCAATTGATGTTCCATATTTCTTACCTGCATATATTGGTGCATTAGTAGATGCCGACACAAATGGACTAAGAGAAGAATTGGAAGCATTTTTCTTAACTGGTGCTGGAAAATATATGAGCGTTTGTGGTATTTATCTTTTCGCTGACATACATGACATCAACACATATTTATCCGAAAAAGATAAGTCTTTGTTTAGAGAGTTTTATAATACATTTCTTCTTGACGACTATGAGGGCATCAGAACTAATTTAGATAACCTATATCAAGAGGTTTTATTAACAGTACCACCTACAGACAAGAAAAAAGCGAAGGCTGAAAGACAAAAAAGAAGACTATATGAAGAACTCTTAGACCCGAACACCTCTAAACCCGGGAATGGTAATTATTTTGTTAATATTTTACAACCACTCATGGAGAAAAAAACAATTGTTTCTTTCACACAAAACACATTTGCCAACTATGATAGTCCTGCGACATATCGTAGTTTGAAATCACATATTGAAGCAGCGAATGCTGATAGAGAAGCTGGGTTAAACAAAAAGAATTCAACAAACATTGAAATAATGGATGCGGATAATGCATTTTTTACTACATTCTTCAAAAATCTACAGACATTAATTAAGCAGGGAGAAGAGGAACAAGAAAAGATTGAAGAGGAGAATAAAAAATTAAAGGGAGATTCTGACGTAACGACACAATTATATTATTCGTTTAAAAATATTAATGATAAGTGGTTGACAGGACCTGAAAAATACTCGAAAGGATACCCGTACAACAGACCGGGTGAGGATTTGATTGATTCATTTTTCTTTGTGGATAGGGCAATGAATCCTGTTGGGAATACATGTATAAACCCAGAAATATTATTGGATTTGTTTCAAGATAATAATGTGAGTGTTTTCAGTGTATTATCACAATTATTATCATTGAATAACTTTTTATTCTTTCCATTGCAGAATTTTATCTCACACTCTCAAAAAAGTTGGGACAATACATTTAAAATCGACCCAAGTGATGCCGTAGACCAACGACAGGCATTTGTATGTTTATATGTTGGTGGGTCTGCAAGCTATCCTAATGACCTGAGAAACGGCTTTAAGGAAGACGGAATAACCGACATATCAACAACCGATGCACCTGATTTTAATTCGGATTGTGAAGAGCCAGCAGACTCAGAGTATGATAGGCAGGAAGAACGTACTGATTTTCAATTCAGACAAGTAAGGGCATTTAGAGTGGCATTTGGACAACAGAATCAGTCGATGTTTACTGACATAAAAATTGATAGTAAGGAATATCCAGAAACAAACGAAAGTCTTGCGATTCTTGCACGATTGGCTGGTGATGAAGGAGAGCATAAACCAGTACCAAAAGGACAGAGTTTATATAATTTATATGAAAATCGTGCTTATAGTGCAACAGTAACTGGTCTTGGGAACGCAATGCTTCAACCAACACAATACTTCCAATTAGATAACATACCGTTATTTAATGGAGCATATTTGATATTAAGTGTTGAACATAATTTAGTACCAAATAAAATGACCACTTCATTCACTGGTACTAAAATATTGAAATACCCTGTTCCGAGAGTAACAAATCCTGCAGCTTCTATGGGATTCCAAGGTTCAAGTCTTGCTGAAGCAATAACATATTTTTCAGAACCAGAACCAGCACCCGAAGCAGCATTTGTAACACAAGGTAGACTTGATGAATTAGATATGGTTTATGGTGTAGATGTATCTCCTGCACAGGGTAATATTAATTGGAAGGAAATTAAAAAGAATGATGTTGAAGTTAGTTTTGCGTTTATTAAAGTAACAGAAGGTCAATGGTACTATGCAGAGAATTCTTCAAACTATAGTCTTAAAACAAATATTCGAGACGCAAAAGCTACTGGTGTAAAAATTGGTTATTATCACTACGCAAGACCGGGTTACACATCAAGTCCAACTCAAGATGCAATAGATGAAGCTAATTTCTTTTTATCAAAACTGGCAGAGTTACCTAAATCCGATTTTCCGCTTGTAATTGATATCGAGGGATATATTGATACGGCACACGCAAGTCAAATGAGACCCGTTGCTTGGACTAATAGGAAAGCAAGCATGCCGATATACATGAAAAAGTTTCTTGAGGTGTTAAAAGATGCTGGTTATGATAATACTATTATATATTCAGGTGCGCATTTCTTAAATGATAACGGAATCACAGATAAGGATTTTGGAAAATATCCTTTATGGTTATCATATTATCCAGTATTAACAGGTATTAGAAGTCCAGAAACTGTTCTACCTTCAAATCTTCCAAAAGCTTGGAATCCTAAATATGAAGAAGATAAGATTTGGGAAACTTGGCAATGTAGTTCACAGGGTAGGGTTAAGGGTATTAATACAAATGTCGATATAAATATGATGAAGAAAAGTTTCTTTAGGAAACACGCATAAAACAAAAAAGGCATCGAATTCGATGCCTTTTCCTTATAATAAATCTCTTTTCAGTTCATGTAGACCTATAATGTCATCAACAACACTTCTTTTGTTGTACTTCATTTCTTTTATCTTCCCAATAGCTTTTAGAATATTATCCTTTACACTTTCTTTATCGATGCCCTCTAAAACCATAAGACTTTCAGTCTTATAAGTTTCAAGTAGTTCTTTTTTCTCTTTATCGTTAGATTTTATGAGCAACTGAAGTAAATTTTTGTCTTCTTCGTTTAGCTCTGCGTATTTCTCATTAAATTTATCAACAGCGATTTCAATAATTTCTTCACCGACACTTTCCATTTCGACACTTTCCAATAAAGATTTCTTAGGTTCTTTTACGTGACCTAAAACAATGGTGAATGCCTCATAAATATTATCAACATCAATCTTATCGTAATCATTGAGTGATTCTGTTATAAGCACGTCAATAGCATTATATAATTCCATTCTTTCTGGAACATCAACATTAATTCCTTCAGTTAAGAATGAATTGAGTTTCTCACGTTCAGCATCAATTTCTTCGATTGTATATACCTCAAACAACTTAATGTGTTTGTCGATATAATCCTTCGCAAGCATCTCATTTTCAATGTGTTTATTTTCAATATTATTAAACACCTTGAATTCCAATTGTAATATTGGGGAATTCTTAACGACACTCAGAAAATCTGAAGTCGTTTTCCTTGACTCTTCAAGTAAATTTCCTTGAAAATAGGATTCCTTTAATTTATTTGAAATTACCAAATTAGCTATTCCAATATTAGTGTTTTTCATATGCTATTATTCGATTTAATATAAATACTATAATTAACCGTAAATGTTTATCACTTACGATATATAAAATTATTCAATGGTCTCAATACCTTCAATATCCTCAAGATTAATATCTTCAGCTTCACTAATATCTACCTTTGTATTAAAGCTTTCGGTATCTTTAAGCATGGCATCAATTTCGGTAATCATGTTTGCTGCATTCTTATTTAACTTGCTATTGGTATCATTGTTTTCGCTAATAATCTTCTTGTTCTTCTTTTCTTTTTTGTGTTCTGGTTCTATACTGTTACCGAAAACCATTTCCTCAACATGTTTCATGAATTCTTCTTCACTTAATTTGTATCGTGTTTCGGCTAATGGTGGCATTCCACCCATATCACCACCTGCTGGTGCTCCACCACCTAATGGTGCTCCACCGCTCATATCACCACCTAACGGCATTTCGCCTCCACCTGCTGGTGGTGGCATTCCACCTTCTTCTGGTGGCATCTCACCGCCTTCAGTTCCACCAGATGCTGCCACATCTTCTGGTGCACCAAATCTCTTATCAATATCGGCAAACAAGCCAGTTTTCTTAATGCTAACAGGTGCATCTGCAAGTTCTTGCATAACAACCTTCTCCATTTTCTGTTGTTTAAGGTCTTCCACAATTTCTCTGTCACTCATGTTAAATAACAATCGTTTTGCTTTAGTATGAGACATTGCTGCAATACCACCTTCACCACGGGTTACTTCTGCGTATGTCTGTGCTTTATCACGCATTAATTCAGACTTCAATAACTCCTGTTGTGTTGAAGGATTAGTAAGTGTTATTTCGAAACTACTTAGGTCTTCACCACTATAACCCAATAAATAAAGATGAATCATTGCCATCTTATTCAATTCCTGAATCATGGCTTGCTGAATACGATTTACTTTCTTAGCAAACCTAATATCATACTGTGCCATGTTCTTACCAGCACCAG